GTTTTAATAGTATTGGAAATATGGGGACTAACAGCAGCTCTTCTTCTAGCGAGACAGCCTATGTAAGCTTTCTAGTCTTACTGACTTTGTTATTTTGTATTATTTTACCTTTTGAGTTGTATCTTTACATAATAGTTAAAGATGCTGTAGAGATGTGTTATAGGAGTAAGTAAATATGTTACCTTTAGTGGCTGGTATTGTATCTAATTTGATTAACAACGGTATGCACAAAGTTGCTGACCAAGTTATGGAGCAGGGTGTAGAAGCTGTCGAGAAAAAGCTCGGTATGACTTTGAAGCCTGAAGGAGAAGCAACACCTGAGTACAACGCTAAGCTTCAGGAAGAGGCTAATCGACATTCTGAGTTCATGGCTCAGTTGGATGAGAAGTCTACACAACGAGCAACGGATATGTATATGGCAGACGAGTCAACACGTAAATTCAGTCAAGCTTACGCATGGTTCTTGACAGCGGCATCATTCTTGTATTTCTTCTTAGTGTCGTTTATGCCTATTGAGAACCGCAACCGTGACTTTATCAACATCATCTTGGGTTTCTTGATCGGTACAGCTGTTAACTCACTGATCCGATTCTTCTATGGCTCCTCTAACAAGGCCCAAGAAGACACAGACAAGAAACAAAAGGAGATGAATAGCAATGCTAATTGAAGAGAAACATCTCAAAGCAGCGGGCGTTAAAGACCCTGCTAAGTGGCTAGAAGCTGTGCAGAAGACGTGTGATGAGTTTGAGATTAACACACCTCAGCGTGTAGCTTCTTTCATTGCTCAGACAGCGCATGAGTCTGGTGGGTACACAATGCTCACTGAGAACTTGAACTACCGTGCTGCTACCTTAGCTGCTTGCTGGCCTAATAGGTTTGCTGTCTTAGGGGCAGACAAGAAACCTGTCAAGGAGAACGGTAAGCTAGTTCCAAGTGGTGTGGCTAACTCTATTGCAGGAAAGCCTGAACTGATTGCTAATCTTGTTTATAGCTCTCGTATGGGTAACGGCCCTGCTGAATCTGGTGAAGGGTGGAAGTATCGTGGCAGAGGTCTCAAACAACTCACAGGAAAAGATAACTATACCCGATGCGGTACAGCTCTCGGATTGGATCTTGTTTCTAACCCTGATCTACTATTGGAACCAATGGCTGCTGCTAGGAGTGCTGGCTGGTTCTGGAAAAGTAACAATCTCTCCACTTTTGCCGATGCTGGTGACATCAAAGGTATGACAAAGAAGATCAATGGAGGTTTCATTGGTCTAGAAGACAGAGAGAAAAGATACAAAGCTGTGCTAGCTGAGTTCTAAACAGAAAAGGCCCCTTTTGAGGGCCTTTTTAGTTGGTATCTACACAAACAAGAAGGATACTGTAAAGAATCCTAAATGTACCATGATGCAACTACAAAATTCATATTCGTCTTCTGCTGTCTCCACCACTGCTGTATCATTCTGTTGTATTCCTACAACAAGGCCTCCAGCCCAAGAGAAATCTACTACCATTTTGTATCCTTTGTGTATTCCATGAAAGGGACTGAACGCACTGTAGGGAACTTTTCCTTAAATGCTTCAATGGATATATCCTTGCCTAAAACTATCTCGACATAATCCACACCTTCGGCTTTGAGTTTAGCCTTCAATGTGTCACATCCGGGACAGTTAGGCTTGCTGTATACGATTGTTTTCATACTAGCCCCCGAAGGGGCTTCCTTTCTTAGCGGATAGGGCAAGCACCAGACGCACATTCAGCATCGTCAAGGCCAATATTAGCTTCGTCAATAGCCGTGATAGTCCGTGTATTAGCCACCATCTCATTGTACTGCTCCTCAGTGATCTCCTCCAGTGGAGCTTGTTTGAAACCATGCTCTGAGTGTAACAGGAAAGACAATGATTTGTGGTTTGTCTTGTAGTTCTTCTTGAGGTACTTCTTGATCTCAGGAAGCTCTTCAGGACGGTAGTACACAGTACAAGACACAGAATTATCTGACCACACTTCTTGCAACCACTTAACTGTTTCCAGTTGAGAGATAGCTGTCATGTCCTTAGCCAACACAGCATGATCTGGATGGCGGAAGGGGAAAGACACTACAACAGTGCTGTGATCTTCTGAACCATCGAAGTTCTGTTGATACTCTACATGGTAGCCATGATCCTTACAAACTTGCACCAAAGCGTGATTAGAGCTGATACGGATACGACGAATCATGAATCGAGCATAGGCAGGGTGACATCCGGGAGTGACGCCGGGCAACAGAGACAAAGTACCTGAGGGCTTGACAGTGGTCAACTTGATTGACTTGTTAAAGCCATTAAGAGCACTATATTCGTTGTCGTACTCACGGATCTTACCGTATGTCTCACTCAGCCAAGACTTTTGCTCTTCTGTTGCTTGCAAGACACCTGTGATGCCAATACCCATTCGCATGTTCTCGTGAACGATAGCCTCTGTGACCTTTTGGTGACACTGGAGCGCCAGCGAGTGCTTGTTGATACGATACAGCAAAGTGCAAACATCAAGAAGCTCTTCTTTGCTTGAAATGTTAGGTAAGAACACTTCTGCAAGGCAGCATGTTTCACCGTCAGCAAGAGACTGTTCAGCACACGGATTATAGCCTTGTACTTTGGGATCTGGATACTGAGTTTCACCCAATCGTCCGATCTTTCGTGAGAGCTTGAGGTTGATAAGACCGTAGGGTTCGCCTTTGCCTTCATAACCATCCCAGAAGAAGTCGTGCAAATCTCCAATATCGTGACACACGACTGAGTTGTTGGACATGGCTCGCCAGCTTGGGATATTGCCCAAGTCCCATCGCTTAGCAAGTAAATATTCCACATCGTCTGCATCTCCAATAGCAATCTGAGCACTTCGACGTACGTTACCTGCAACGACCACAGCGCCAATAATGTTCATAATGTCCAAGCAGTCCACAGGACGAAGCTGCTTACCGGCACGTTTCTCCAAGATCTTGCTGATGTTTTCGATACCCCACACCAAGTCTTCAGGGCCACTAGCTGTACCACCAAAGCCTTTGATAGGAGCGCCTTTAGAGCGAATCAGCTGTGTCGAGTAGGTGAAAGTTTGCTTACCTGAGCTGTGAGCCAAGAAAGCAGCCTTGAGTGTCTTACCAAGAAGAGCCACCCAACCTTCACGGCTGTCAGGGACAATAAAATCAGCCCCGCTATCGTTGATACGAGTAGGACACTTAAAATCAAGATTGACTGGAGGAAGTTTGTTAACATTTTCTCGTTGGATGTTATAGCCCACGCCTGAACCTAGCATAAGCATGTCCATAGCCCAAGTGAACGGCTCTACTGGTTTATCTACTGTACGGAAAGCACAGTTTTGAAGGGAAGACAAACCGAGCTTGTCCACTGTATCTGTACCCAGCTGCCACCAGAAACGACCTGCTACTGAGCCTTTAAGGCCCAAGAGATAGTCACGTAGGCGTTGTTCTTCTTCTTTAGAAAAGCCACACTTGAGCTGCTCATCACAAGCTTTGATAACACGCTCTACTGTGTCAGGGAACTCTTCTGTTGGGCTATTGATGTCGTTCTCATTCAAGCGACGAGCATAGGTACGCTTATAGGTCAAGTAACCCACTGAAGACCAAGGTGTTTGAACTGTCATATTTTCCTTTTGTTGTTGAATTTTTAGAGGGCAGACATTTTAGTATGCAGAGATCATTTTGTCAAGATACCAACGAGCTTTTTCGAGGTCTTCTTTACCATTCTTGTCCATGAAGCGCATTAAGTACTGCATAAGTTGTACATAATCTGATTCAAACAAAGCAGCTTCTTTGGTGTAGTGAGGGACTGTCTTTAATTTCTGTCCTTGAACCTTACGAACAAGTTTCTCAATGACATCCCGTACCTCGATACCCTCTTCCTCAAAGAGCATGTAATGCTTTGGTTTACGTACGATGTCATAAGAAGTTGTGCCGTTTAAGCCTTGCGTAAAGCCTTGCGTAAGTTGTTGTTCCATAGGGATGTTCAATGCTGCCATATACTCCTCAACTTCCTTGATTGTTGGTTTTCCCATTGTATTTCCTTTCTAGGTACTCGATTGATAAGAACATCTCGTCAAAGTGTCCATCATCTACTTCATTCATTACCAGTAAGCCACGCCAATGACGATTACTCAGCTGATCCATATAGTCTTCGTCATGAAGATAATAAGAACCAGCGACAATAGCACAGATAGGTTTACCATCAGCACGTTTACCGTAGGCAATCTGTTTACCTTGTTGGTGACCAGCCACACAAGACATGTGAAGCTTACTAATAATTGCGGCAGGAGAAGCAGCAGGGCGACCCATGGCCCCAACAGGCCAATAATGACTAAACCCAACACCATTGATAAAAACAGGATGTAAGAACTCATGTACTTCCCAATCTTTCAAGTCTAAGTCATCATAGGTCAGTAAGCCTTCAAGCATAGGATTGTTGTTTACAGCCCTTGTCAGTCGATTCTCATGGTTTCCTTTTAAGAATACCATTCGAGGCTTATAGACCTTGTGTTTAGTCTCTCGTTGGCTCTTTTGAAGCTCTTTGAGAGGCTCTAGTAGCACTTTCATGCCCTTGTTGCCAGCCTCTACGTCAGCAAGGTAGCGTTTACCTTCAAAGTACTTGCTACCTGCTTTGTCGTGACTTGAGAGACTAGGGAAGTCCCAATGATCTCCCAAGTGAACAACTACATCAGGACGGTACTCACAGATTGCTTTCCCTGCCCATGTAAGGTGTTCTTGTGGAGCATCAGGTTTGCACTGAGTATCCGGAATTGTTAAAATTCTCAAGTTTCATACTCCTTTAAAATCCAGTTAGCAAAAGCTAAAAGTTGTTCTTTGTTCGCTGTAAATTTCATGGAATTAGCCATATGACTAATAACCTGAACATTTCCTTTTACGTACCCCTTCTCGTTATCAATACGATCAAGTGACGGAGAATCCATTCTACCTCCCGGCTTACCTGTACCATCAGAGATTACAAGAGGAATACCTAAAACAGGACACACTTTAGGAATCGTAATATCAGACAAGTCAATGCTGAACTCCACACCTCGTTTTAAAGCCCTATGACGGGCAGTCTTTAACAAAGTCTTTTCAGGATTATTAAAAGCATACTTTCTAACATATGCTTTATGTTGTTCAACACGTTCTTGTCGATATTTCCGACGTTTTTCTACGTTTTCAGGTTTAGCGTTCCATTCATTCCTATCAAACATTAAAGTCTCCTTAAAAGAAGAACTTTAACATATTCCACTAAGTTTGTCAATACTCAGTGTAAGGTCCTCATGGTTCATTTTCCAAAGGTATATCACGCCATTCGCCAAAGTGGTGTTGGAACTCTGGTGCCGTTCCTGTCACAGTCCACCACTGTTGAAGGATTCGCACCTTCTTATAGAT